GGAATCAGTATTTTTACGTTTCATTATTTTTATTAAGTAAACTATCTACGAATTAAACGTCGTCTTCTGATGGGCGCGCGCACTTGGACCCTACGGCGATATGGTAGCCGTGTGCGGCGAATAACCCTACGAGGTGCGACACGACGGCGACGAGTATAACTAGATCTTCTGACATACATTTTTTTTTATTAGTTAAACTCTATTACTTCCATTCTACGCAATAAAGCATTCAACGTTTCTTCATCAAGCATAGGATACCACATTACAGGTGATATATTGGAAGTAATCCAAAAACATTCCGCTTCTAATGGCTTTGAGCTTCCTTTAATTTCCACTCGGACCGGATATCGGTCCAACCATCGTAACAAATGGGCAATGTCGATCCCTCCTCGAAATTCATCGATGACAATATTTTTCTCGCCATTATAACCGTCCCAGAATTTTGTTCTGGGATCCTTAGCGTAAGCATCCATAGATGCTTCATCCCATGCACGTCGACTTTTACCAGTTCCGGTCTTGCCCCATAATACCACACATCGTCGTTCCATTCCTCTAGCTTTTGAATAATCGGAACTAATAGCTCGAATCGTTCGATAATTAACCACTCGAACGTTCGCCGGGATTCGATCAAGATTTCCGGACTGGGCGGAGGACCAAACAGACTCCCAGTCGACCTTCGAGTTTCTTCTAAACGGCTTCGCTCCAAATTCGAACTGCGTTCCCATAATCGCAGACTCTTCTTTTTGGCAATAGGCGGTGGCAGCTTCGGATCTTGACAATTCAGCATGACAGGGCCCAAAGGTGTTTCTAACTCCTGACAATGATTGCTTTGACTTGAATGCAACCAACACTTGCCAATGCAAGAATCCAGTGTTGTTTCCTTTTTCAAGTTGACCAATGATGTATTGCACATTCGGGGGGGAGTACGGAGTAAATTCATGTTGAGGGATAGTTAATAGCCAAAATATTCCTTGTCGACGTGTCATACAGTTTTGAAATGTTTCGTCTATTTATATGCATTTTTGCATAAATCACGTGTAGTCCGTGTCGTCACAGTTTTAGTACGCGTTTGTCACAGTTTTAGTACGCGTTGTCACAGTGGCTGTGTGAGAATTGAGAACCGCTCTTAGTAAGTAATACTGAGCGGTTCGATTCTCACTTTTTGACAAACATACCCTACGCTAAAGCGTGCTAGGTTGTTAGCAATTATATTGGCCCTTACCCTACACTAAAGTGGTATATAGTAAGTGCCATACCGGTTATGTTGTAAGTGCCATACCGGTTAGGTCACCTCGCTTACGAGAATAGTCTTACGGTCCGTCACCGGACCGCGCTTACAATACAATATGATTGTTGTTACAAAATAACATAAGTAATTTTATTATATAAACCCTACGCTAAAGCGTGCTAGGTTGTTAGCAATTATATTGACCCTACGCTGCGCGTGCTAGGTTGTTAAATATTGTCCTGGCTTATTTCAGTATGTTTAGCAACAGCAACAGATGCTTTGCCAGTTATAAACATTACACCCATGTTAATTTCTCTTTGATAACTACATGTAATCAAATTATCAGAACCAGTATTAAGAACTTCTTCTAAAGCAATTAACTGAGATTTACCAGGTGTATTAAACAAAAAATTTTGACCACGTTTAGTAGTTAATCTGCCAAACAACACATTATTAAAATATCCACTGAAATAAGAATAAACATTCGCTTTTTTAATTGAACCTGGTTCCAAACCAATTTTCGAAGCTTTATAGCAATTATTAAAATAAGCTGGGATTGGAGGCTCTTTAAAATCTTCAGCAGGAGACAACTGTGAAGCTTTTAACAAAATTGTACCATTACTGAGAATACGAGAAGTTTTAAAATTATCATGTTGTTTAGAGGTTGGTGTTCCACCTGAAAAATGATAAAATACTCCTTTCAAAGGTTGAGCATCAACAGCAGTATCATCATTAGACGCACTACTAGATCCTTTCGTAACATTCTGTACATGCAGAGTACTATGCAAGTACACTTTCATTACTTCATTTTTCATATTCAACGAAGCTGCTAATCTCCACTCTTCGTTATCACCACCAGTACCATATTTATCAATTGTGTATAAAACAACAGTTTCTAAGATTTGAATAGTAGAAGAATCATTTTGCTGCATCAATAAATTAATCAAATCAAAAAAACAAAAACCCTGACCAAGGAAGGGTTTTAAAGCAATGTCTTCAAAGCTATCAACCGCACTAGTCTTAATATCATAATGAACAAAAGATCCATCATTAATATTACAAGTAACGATTTGAATCTTAAAACCAAAACCATCAGTTAAAGTTCCACCAAATGGCCTTTCTTTAGTAGAAGTCATTGTCATACCACCTTTCTTAAATATCTTTCGAAGTATTGCTAATGTAATAGTCATAGCAATACCTTCCAAATCATAAGTACTATGACCAATATAGACACAATCAGGTGATGTAATTTTTCCATATATCTCCTTATTATAAACAACGCCATTTGCTTGATACTTTGTTAAAGGAGAATATTTACCACCTTTACTTGGTCTCCTAAAAGATTTATTATAATATTTTCCAGATGACATTCCGTTTATATTTTTTGGGGTAATTCCTGCAGCTTCTAACAACGGGGTCATTCTGTCTTCCTCATCATCAACATCCATTTCAAGATCAGGAGCTAAATATTCATACGCAGCCGTTCCAGCTTCAATAGCTGTCGGCAAATTACCATGAATATATCCAAGAGTAGAAGCTGCTGCACCACCAGCAACCTGCTTACCAAATTCACTCCAAGTACGTTGTCTTGGTTTTCGCCTTTTCGCAGGTCGTTCATCATACATATCATACTTATAATTAGTGGAATCAGTATTTTTACGTTTCATTATTTTTATTAAGTAAACTATCTACGAATTAAACGTCGTCTTCTGATGGGCGCGCGCACTTGGACCCTACGGCGATATGGTAGCCGTGTGCGGCGAA